ACTTTTTGCAGATAATAATTCATTCTCAAAATGAGAGATGAAATCGGGTATCACACTTAAATTTTGTGATACCCTTGTGTACCAATTTGACATTTAATCCCATTCTTCTTGGTCTTCGTCTTCATCATATTCTTCGTACTCTTCGGCATCGTGTTGGTCTGTATAACCTTTTAATGCCTTAAGTACCTCTTTGTCATTCTTAAAAGAATCTTTAATATCACTTGCTTCGTAATTATTATCAATTAATAAATTAATTAACGTGTCAGCCGCATCACTACGATCATTAAAATCAATATGAGTTCGCAATGCGTCCCATACTTCAGTAACAAAACTTAAACTCATTCTGTACCCTCCTCCTCAGGTGTTACAGTACTTATCTTTGTTGTTGATTTTTGTGCATACTCACTCATAACTTTGTCTAAGCATCCACTGTCGTTAGCTTCCCACTTTTTGCGGAACTGCTTGATGATTTCGCCATCAAGTGTTGTGTATACAAGTGAGTTGCCTTCTTTCTTAACAAGTTCAGCCTTCTCAATCATATCTAATAATCCTGAGTAAGGGCTCATACCTGTTTCATAAGGAATCTTAACTTGTACTGATTCAAATGGTTTTGCATAACGAGTTTTCATAATTTTGCAAGCGGCACGAATACCTCGCACATCACTAATCTTATTACCATCTTCATCTTCTTTAAGTTTCAATTTCTTCATAGCAACTACAATACTAGAAGCATAAACGAAACCTTGACCACCTGAGATTTTGTCATCCGGATCAAACATATCTTGTGAAGCATACGTGTGATTAGTAGCGACTAAGCCAATGCCTAGTGAACCAAACATATTAACACAGTTACGAACCAGTGCTGTTAGTGCTTTAGGCTTACGACCCATGTCACCTTTCATATCACCCGCTTCAAACTGATTAACGTCTGTTGGTGTCAATAGCATACCTAGACTATCAACTACAAACAATACCTTAGGACGATCTGTTTCTGGTAGTGCTTTGTAATCTTTAACAAACATAGAAATAGTTTTTCCTACTTCGTCAATCATTGCCATATTTAGTTTTAATAGTTTATTTTCTTCTGTAGATACACCAAGTGCGTGTAACCAAGCTTCGTCAAGGGCATTTTCTGAGTCAATTAAGACTACAAAGATTCCTTGTTGTTGTGCGTGTCTGACGAGGTTTCCTGAGCAGATGAACGACTTCCCGGCACCTGACTCTCCGGCAAAGACAGTAACTTTACCAAGAGGTACGCCTTTATTAAAGTCGCCGCTAATGAGATAATTGAGAGCATAATTTCCTGTCGAGATCCAATCAGTAGGATCGTTAAATCCTATTGATAGACCTTCAATACTTTTTGTAATGTCCTTACGGAACTTACTAACGTCAAAAGGTTTTGCCATTTAACTATCCATTTCCATTGATAATGCTTCTTTGATTACAGCGAATAATTCATCTTCAGTGGTGCAAAGAATTTTAGAAGTCTTCCAATCGTTTTCATTATCACGACCTCCAATTTCAATCATAAAGCCGTTATCATAACGATTGATAGTAAATGATTCATTTACTTTTGTAAGTTTTTCTAGGTATTTCATATCATTCCTTATTGTTTGTGTATGCCGTTAGTATATACACTAATCGGTTGTTTGTCAAGGTATTCTGGACAGTTATCCGCAATACGTTCTAGTTCATTATCATTTGGAAAATGTCGTAATGCGGTCCTTGCTTTATCTCTTATTAGACTTGGCACTCTGGGTGTCTTGCCTGGATCGCATAATTCTTCCAACAACTTTTTACCCTGCTTTAGGGCACGGTATCGTTCGTCTGGTAGTGTCATCTAGTTCTCCTTAGGAAGGGGCCTGAGCCCCTAGTACCTATTAAGACTTGTTTTGTCTAGCACGAATCATTGCTAGAATGTCTTGTGCTTTGTCACTTGATGTGCCAGCTGCCGGTACACTAACTGGTGCAGTTGTTGTTACAGGCTCATCTTCCCAAGGTGATGAAGTCTCTGCTACGGGGGCAGTTGCGGGTGCTCTAGTTTCAGTAGTAGCTGTTTGTTTATCCGCGGTCGCTCCTGCAGGTGCTTCTAGTCCCCAAGGACGATAGTAACTACCCCAACGCTCATTGTCAAAAGGTTGACCATCTACTGATGCTTCAAACATTTCTTTAATGATACGTAACTCTGCTTCATTAGGCTTCTTAGGTAAGAAGTCTGTTAAGTTGAACAAACCATGTGCTTCAATAGCGGATTGTTCTGACTCATTCAAAGGTGATTCCTTACGTGCCCAATTACTAGTAGAGTAATCTGCGTAGCCACCTTTACTTGTTTTCTTAATGTTGAAGTCAACACCATGCAAGTAATCTGTTGGCAATTCTTCCATTTCAGGATCCATCAAACTAGATTTAATCACATTGAAAATTTGTGAACTGATAACAAATCTGCGAATTGGATTTGCAGGAACTTTGTCATCACCTAGTGGGTTTTGACGAACAAACCCTTGAAAGATATAACTGCGTTTCTTCCAATACTTGTTTGCCATTTCTTTCAATGTCTCATCCTTATACCAAGGACGAACTTCTGCCAAGATAGGGCAAGTCTCGCCAGTACCATACATTTCAATACAAGGTACTTGAACGATTGTTTGTTTGATGTTGGGATCACCCTTAACACCATTGAACGGCAACTTAATTAGTTGACGCTCTACCCAAAAGAATGTATTGCTACTATTTGCGTCAGGCAAGAAACGAACTGTTGCCGTCGTGCCTTCGTCAATGTTCCAATGGGGGTAGATAGAGTTATCTGATTGAGTATTAGAACTCTTGTTGTTTGTCTTATTGTCTTGTGCCGCGATACGGGCACGAATGTCTGCTAATGATGCCATGATAATATTTCCTTATAAAATTGAGATGGTCTCGTTTTTTAATATTCGCTACTTCCCTATGAAGTAACTAACATTAGAGATAGTATAGCAAAACTATCTCTCAATGTCAATAGTATTTATCCCGTTTGTGGGTAAACACATTTTTTTCTACGGTTTTTTACCCTTTTATATAGGGTAGTCCGATTAGGTTATCCAACATACGTGAGTATGTTTTGTCTAAACTTTCTTTAAACAATTCAGTCTGATGTGATATTTCAACTGGTTGACTAAACAATGTCATTTTAACTAATTCTAAATAAGCATCCATTTTAGGTTTTGTTAATACAGGATCATTACCATCAAAAATCTTTTTTAAGAACCAAGCTTCATCCTGTATGTCATATGAAATTTGTCCATCACCGTATGTAGGACTTTTTCTTGATAGTTCATTTCTAAATCTACTCTTAAACATATTAATTAAGATATGTAGGTGATCTCTCATCCATTCATTGAATTCAGGATCACCCCAATCTTTATATACTTTGGGAGGAGCTTTATCATCCGGATACTCATCTAGTTGTGTAGATTCAGCTAGGTCGTCAAAATTCACACCTTTAGCCAAGTTTTCTAGTTCACCACTTCTATCCCTGTATTTACGTGAAGAATCAGATGCTTTTGTCAATGCTTTTCGTGCTAGTTCATCTGGATCAACGTGTGGTTTACTTCCCTTAGGACTAATTGGAGTTGGTGGTAAGTCTGGTTTTTTGTATTTTGGTTCAATTGCAGAAGTTTTATTCATTGCAGTAGTTGCAGGTTCATTTGTTTTATTGGGTAGTTCAGGCAATGCAGGTATCGCATTCGGATCTACTTCAGCCGTAGTATCATTGTATATTTGCTTAATAACATTTAATATATTACGAGCCTCTTCAGCATCATTCTTTATTTCTGATGTTGTGTTATTCATTTCTTTTTCAAAGTTATCAATTGTGTGTTGATATCCAGCAACAATGTCAGCATACTTTTTAAGCGCACTTGCGTTCTTATCAAATTGACTTGTATTTCTTGCAAGACTCTTTTTAAATCTACGCTCTTTTGCTTCTAATTCATCTTGAGTTTGTTTTAATTTTTTATTAAGTTCATTAAACTGAGCATCACCTACAGATTGTTTTTCCTGAACACGTGCTATTAATGCTTGTAATTTGTTAACGTCTTTATCTTCAGCGGCAGGGTTATCAACTAACTCTTTAATTTGTGCTTCTAAATTTTTAAATTTCTCTGGATCCATACCAGGTTTAGATTTTAATAGTTGTAAATCTTTTTGAAGTTTCTCTAACTCGTCAGCACTTATTTTTGCTTTTTCTTGTCTATCTGCGCTACCGGTAGTTAGTGTACCACTTAGTTGTTTCAATCTTTCAACTTCACGGTCAGTCTCTTGTGCTTGTTCTTCATAATCTTGTAACTCTTGTCCAAGTGATTGAATTGCACTTCGTTGCGTATTAATTAAGTTATCCTGTGCGGCATCAGTTTTCTGTTGTTGCACTGCTTTATCAGCTATGTATAATGATAAAGCCTGTTGGCTGTCATAGCCAGGAAACCTCAACTTAGCCCGTTGCATTAAATCGTTATCTAACGATAATGCAGGAGTGTTTGGTGCTTCTCTTAAAAATGACGATATTTTCATATTACTTTTTTAACAAACGTTTAATAGTATCTAAGTCGTCTTGACCTTCTTTTACAGGTTTTTCTTTATCGCTATATTCAGCACGAATGTTTTGCATTGTTTTCTCACTAGCGTGTTTTTTTCCAGCGGCACGTAGTTTTTCCATACCTTTTTTACCGTACTTCTTAATGCCAAAAGATGCTTGCAGTGCGCTTTCATCAATATCATCTTCTGCTACACCTTGTTGACCCTGTTGGCCTTTAAGTGCTTGTAACAATGCACGTGCAACAACACGATCCTTTTCTTTTTCATCTTCTGGTAACTGAGCATAATTCTTTTTCATTAACTCTGCACGTTGTTGAAGTTTTGCTTCTAATTTACCTGCAGTTTGTAACTTAGCAGTATCATCAAACTGTTGTGGATTCTGAACAAATGCTTGTGCTGTTACGTTCCAACCCTTGTGAATAGCATCACTAATTGCTTCAATGTCAGTAACACCCTTATCAATCATTTGTTTAGCATACTGTGCTGACTTTAAGTTAGCTTGCCATCCAAAACTGTTACCTGGTGTACTACGACCATAATGGTATGCGTTGTCTAATGCTTCATCACTGATGGTTGCTAATTGTTGTACGTTTAATTGTTGACCTTCAATGATATCTGAGTCATCATTTGGTTTAGCCATACTAGGTTTACCGTGTTGTGATCCTGAAGGAGCACCTACATCTTTTTGTATCTTTTTCAATAGTTCTTCATCACTGCCATGGCCCAATTTATCTAATACTTTACCACCAAAAGTCTTAACAGCATCCTTAACTTTATCAAACATACCTTCATCTGTACTCATTAAATCTGATTCTTGTAAACCGTTTTGTTGTAATATTTTAGTAATCTTAAAATATATATCTTTTACTTGGCTGCGTGTTTTAGGACTCATATCGTCCGGAGTAGCATACGCCATTACTTTTTGTAACATACCTAATTGATTTTTAAGTTCTTGTGCATCATCATATGATACTTTTAAATCAGGTACTCGCTTGATATCATAACCAAATACTCTAGCCTCATCCATATCTTCTTCTTTGAAGATACCTAAATCTTTTCCGCCCTTCATAAAGTTGCCGCCCGGGTCACTAGGATTACTTCTTGCTAATTCTTTTGCTTTAACATCAAACTCTGGTTTCTTACCAGTTGGTGTTATGCCTGCATCTTTTTGTAATTTTTTAATTAGGTCTTCTTTGTCGCCACCGGTTACAAATTTATCAACTGCTTTGACACCTTTTTTAACTGTGTCCATTATACCTTCGTCAACACCACCCAATTTACGTTCTACTTGTTTGACCCAACCACTAACATCACTTGAACCAATTTCTTCAACATCACCAACAAAATCTACAACGTCATCAATTGCTTGATTAATTGCTACAGGTCCATACTTCTTTAACAAGTCAATACGTTGGTTTATGATTCTACGAGTAATAGCACTTGCTACTGGATTGTGTTCTTCATCTTCCGATTCTTCTAAATCAAATGCTTTTAAATTATTAGCATCTGTTCTTACATTGTGACCTAATGTTTCAGCACCAGGGGCTTCTGTTAAACTATCAGCCCATTCACTTAACTCACCAACTTCTTTCATCTCTGCTACTTTCTTCTGTAGCTTATTCAATATTGGCATTACACTTTCAATACGTGGGTCTAGTGTTTCTTGTACAAACAACTCATTCAAGTTATTTTCTTCAACTTCTTCTTCCATCAATGATGGTGTCCAACTTTCAAAGTAAGTATTGTAACCGCGATGACCAGTCATTCTGCTTAATGTCTCACGTAGACCTTGATAGTGATTGATACCTTCATTAACTAATCGTTGTGCTGATTCATTGAACTGACCATTACGTGTAGCACGAACGAATGCACCCATCTTTTGATATTCTTCTACTAAACTTGTAACGTGATTCCAACGTTCACCGTGTGGCTTATCACCTTCAGCAATTAATCTACCATATACACGTGCAACACCTGGCTTGATAGTTGGAGCTAAGAAACGTTCACCTTCACTATTCTCTAAAAAGATTTTAGCAATATTACGATAACGTTGCTCACCTTCTTCAATTTGGCGAGTGTGCTGTATTACAATCTTTACATTTGGCACAGCGTCATTGTAGCTTGCTTTTTTACCCATTGGGTAGTAACCTTCAGATATTCTTTCTTGCTTTTTCATATATTCCCTTTTTGCCATATCGTGTTTCAAATGGTCAACATTTTTTAACTCAAAACTCAACTGATATTTCTGTGCGAAACGCTTCAATTGATTTAATACTTTATACCAAGACTCATCTTCACCGTGGGTTTCTTCTTTTTCACTATCAGCTACTTCATCACTAAAGTATATACATAATTTATGCAATCCATCAATAGAGATAGTTACTTTACCGTAATCTTCTCCGTCTTTAATAAAGTTGAATTGAAATACTTCTGCTTCTTCAGGAGTAGGAATTTCCTTACCTGAGGTGTCAAGCATAGTAGGATCAAACCCTTTACTGTGTAAAAGGTCAAATAATGAGCGGTTTAATGATTCTGAATTTTTTGGCATAATGTATTTATCTAACTTTAACCCATTACAGCATAGAAGGGTAATGGCATTATAACTTCATTGTGGTCACGGATTTGATTCTCTAAATCATAATGGTAGTCACTTAATTGCTGTAGCATACGTGTGACTAATAAACTAGCCATAATCAAATCGTCAGTGTCCCCGATCTTTGCGGCATAACTTCCACCGTGTGCTACAAATGCTTTTAGTTCGCTGATAAGACTACGACTATTTACAGTCATTTTCTTGCTTTCAACCAATGTTTTGAACTTGGCACAACTTGCTAGTTTACTTTTATTAGTAGTATTGAATCCTCTACGACCTTTACCTACTTCGCTGATAAAGATTCCTGGAATGTTTGCTTCTCCGTATTCGTTTAATGACACAATAGCGGCTTCCCCGATACCATTACATTCGATACTGTAATAGATATTGTTAGGTTCGTTCGTGCATTCTGCTATATGTTTGTTTATCTGTGCTAATAGTTTAATCTGACTAGGTATATCCGTTTTGTTGTGTTTCCATTCACCCACTTGAGTAGTAGTATTTGCCTCAAAGATTTGAATAGCTGACGGGTCGCCACCTGTACCAAGACTTGGATCTAATCCTACGCAATAGATGTTTCCTTTAATAGGTTTCTTGTACCAACGAACTTGCCCTATACGACTCACAGGTTCTATGCCTTCCATTGCAATCAATGTGTTTGGATTAATCAATGTCTCATCAGCAATAATAAATTCACAACCAATTTCTCGGTTAAAACGATCCTCACCAAGCTGTGACTTCATCTCAGATGCCCACTTATCATCTCTACCGGGCTGTTCACTCCAATGCGCTCTGTATGCTCTGAATCCATTAACTCCTACTTCAGTTGTGTTACCAAACTCATCTTCAGTCTTGTTAGCACCCTTCCAGATATAAGCGAACTGATCCTCATCACTGTTTGGTGTGCTTGTTATAATTGCTTTACCACCAGTTGATAGGGTTGGTGTAATAGCTGTCCAAAATTCTTTAGCGATACTAGGTCTAACGAACGCAAACTCGTCCAAGTATAGTAGCGTGATAGACATACCACGACCTGTGTTTTCAGTTGTGGTAGCACTAACAATACGGCTACCATTCTCAAAGTCTAATGAGCCTTTGTTGTATGTTGTCACGCCCGCTTTGATATGGTCTGGACAGTTCTCATATGCATATCGTATACGTTGCATAATCTCCTGTGCACCTGTGTATTTGTGTGCGGCAACTAAGATAGTAGAATCGGGAACAAACATTGCGTACCAGAGTAAGTATCCGGCGGCTGAAGTTGATTTACCAGATTGTCGTGGCATCAAACTAATTGAATAACGATAGTTGTGATATGTTTCAATCAATCGTTTCTGATAAGCCCAAGGATGATATACCATACTACCTTTAGTAGGGTGTTGTATCATAAAGAAGTTATCCATAAAATATAGATAACCTGTATCTGGATCACAGCATTTAATAAAATCCTGTAGTTCTTTATCAGTTTTGAAAACTGTTTTAGTATAAGGATTCTTTACTAGTGATGGTGTATTACTCATAGTGAGTATTTATAAGTTTATACAATTCTGGAAAAACATGTTTACTATCAAGATTTCTATCAATATCAAGTTGTTTTAATTTTTTAAATAAATGCTCTATGTTTCTTTGAGTGGTGTTTAGTTGCAGTTTATTTAATAAAGTTTGATATATATTAGTATAACGATCTTCTCTACTGCTTTTTATTTTTTCCTCTAAAATACCTTGGATCTCAATTAATTCAGATATTGGTAAATGTATAGGATTTAACCAATCTGCAGGAGCTCCGGAAACGTAATTAATGTTAAAATCAGAAAATCCATCTTTTTTCAATTTATATATACAATCAAAAATACTCTTTGAATTTAATATAGTATATACCATATTAAATGTTATATTATGATTGGTATTTTTTTGCAGTTCAAGTAAGTTACTATAAAAATTATCCCAAGTACCAGGCCACCTAATATAGTTGTATTTGTCCCCCATATCATCGACACTAATTATCCAACATACATTTTTAAATTTTGATAATAACTCAAAAATCTTATTATTTTTTATTTGTGATAGGTTACTATTTACGAATATATGTACATTAGGGTTTACTTCTAATAATTTTTCTAGTATAGTTTCGTTTTCCTTTATCAATAACGGTTCACCGCCGGCGAGCATTATTTCATCTAATGTGGCAGCGTTTGATAAAACATATTCAATGATATCACCACGTGATTCTGATTCAATATGTATTTGAAATTTGGTGTCTATTGACGCCCAAAGTGAGCTAAATATTGCATTACAGTACACACATGCATAATTGCACGTATTCCTAATTCGTAGGTCAACTACTCTTAGTTGAAAATTATCTTCGTTTTGGTAGAAAGATTTATCTGGTAAATATTTCTCAAATTTTTCTACCATAACTTTTTTAAAATTATTTGGTCCTGTTTTGCAATTAGCACATCCAATAGGTAAGTTGTTTTCTATAATTACTTTTTTTATTGATTTGTTTTTATCATTGTTAATGATATCAAAAATAGTGTTTTTATTTACACTACCCAATTCATTTTTAGATGCACAACATGATTCTACTAGACCTGTTGGTTTGACATATATACTAGTCCATGGCGCCGGGCAAAAATTATCACTCATAGTGAGTATTTAGTTTGAAACCCTGACAATTAAATTAAGTTAATTGCTGTATTAGATTATCTATTGCAACGTGTTCTTCGTGGATTTTCTGTTGCCGTAATATTATTTCTTTAAAATACGGATAGTTAACAGATTCACTTAATCTGTTTTGTATAGCTAAATTAGCCTTGATTCTAGGAATATATGATAGTGGAAGTGGTTTTTTGTTAACCTGTTCATAAATATCCTTTAAATAATCCATTTTAAACAAATCATCAAACTTAACTATATAATCATATTTTTTCTCATACCCACCATCTTCTCGTTGCATTTTTGATATGCTGGTTAATGCAGTAGTCAAATAAATTGCATTCTTTTTTATTTCTTCAGCATGATTTGGTATGTCTCTTTTATCAACAGTTATATATGGCCTATTTCTATCAATTCCATAGTATAAGCTTTTTAACCATCCAAAATATGCTACATCCATTTTTTCTTCTATAGAGGTAGCAATTATTTTTATTTTGATTAATTGATGCTCATCTGCTAATCTAAACATATCATCGTAATTTGATATTGCTTCTGGAAAAGAGTCGATAGTTGAGATAGCCCCATTTTTTATACTATGTACTTTTACTACTCGACCAATTGGAGGTGGCAAAGAATAAAAAGTTCCATTAATATCATATTTTTTATCACATAACAAATTACACAAAAAATCTCCACGTGCACCTATATAGTAGTGCATTAGAAATCTTTTTGGTTCTATCATTTGATATCTAATGGTCTAGCTTTAGTGACCATAATACAATAGAACTTCTCTTTTGCTGTATAGTCCTCACCTTGCTCATTCTTACCTTGAATATCAAACTCTAGGTTATTGAACACATCAATATTAAAACCACAGCGTGTTATCAATGCTGCCAATTGATTTTGTCCTAGAATACTATAATGATTTAGATTCCATTCGTGTCTACGGTCGCAGTCGGGAGCAGGAACTTCAATGTAAAGTTTGCCGCCTTGCTTCAATATACGATTG